TCCGGGAACACGCAGCGCTTGCTGGAGCTGCCCTACGACGAGGTGCGCCGCGGCGTCCCGAAGGTCGTCGGTCCCGAATACCATCCCGCTTCCCCCAACCAACCCAACCTGGTCCGAAAGGCGACCGAGCCCCACCGCTCTGACCCCTCCTACTCCCTCATCTCTGGAGCCCCGGCATGAGCGTCGCTACCAGCGGAGGTTCGAGTCAGTTCGCCCGGACACGAGGACGGATGCAGGGTGGCAGCTACGGCATCGCCTACCCTCACCCGTTCTTCGATGTGGCGTCGACGTACACGCCGCAGAACATGCAGTCCCTTTTCCGGTGGCTGCGTACCTACTTCCTTCTGAACGGGTTCCTCAACACCGTCGTCTACAAGCTGGCGGAGTACCCGATCACTGACCTGATCTTCACGCACAAGTCGGAGGAGACCAGTCGGAAGTGGACGACCTACTACGAAGACACGCTTCGGTACCGCTCCTTTCAGGTGGAAGTGGGGCTGGACTTCTTCGTCTACGGCAACGCCTTCGTTTCAGCGCGCTACCCCATCCACAAGTGGCTGAAATGCAGCTCGTGCGGCAAGCTCACCAAGGCCGAAGGGAACCGCTCGAAGTGGACCTTCCGTAACTACACCTTCCGCCTCAAGTGCTCCTGCGGGCACGAAGGGCCGGCTCAAGTGGTCGACATCGCGGTCCGCACCGCGGAGAATGTCTCGCTCCTGCGCTGGGATCCGGAGCTTCTCCAGATCCTCTACAACCCCCTCACTCGCCGCAAGACGTACTACCTCACGGTGCCGGCCGGGATAAGGCAGGACGTCATGACAGGCAGGCAAGACGTGGTGGAGGAGCTTCCACAGGTCTTCATCGATGCCTGCAAGAACAACGAGAAGGTGATCCTGCCCGAAGACGAGGTCTTCCACCTCGCTCGCCCCTCTATCTCCGGCTTCGACCCCGGATGGGGGTGCCCTCTTCTCTTGCCTGTTCTTCGCGAAGCCTTCCAGCTCCAGGTGATGCGGAAGGCGCAAGAGACCGTGCTTCTGGAGCACCTGATCCCGCTGCGCGTGCTGTTCCCTCAGCCAGCCGCTGGCACCGCAGATCCCTTCACGTCGGTCCCCCTTCCTCTGTGGAAGCAGGACGTGGCACAGCAGATCGCACGGTGGCGGTGGGACCCCGCCTACTACCCGATCATGCCTCTACCGATCGGGCAGCAGACGATCGGAGGCGACGGCAAGGCGCTGATGATCCAGCCAGAGATGCAGGCGTTGATCGAGCAGATCATCGTCAGCATCGGGGTTCCGAAAGAGTTCATCTTCGGAGGGGCGGCGTGGAGCGGAAGCAACGTCTCTCTCCGCACTGTGGAGAACTTCTTCCTCGGCTTCATCCACCTACAGCTTCAGCTCGCCCGCTTCGTGCAGCGCAAGGTCGCAGCCGTCACTTCTTGGCCCCTCACAGACATCCGCTTCAAGCCGTTCCGCATGGCGGACGACATGATGCGCAAGCAGTGGCTGCTCGCCATGGCGCAGGGAGGCAAGATCTCCGACACCACCCTCTTGAACGAGGCTGACTTCGACGCGAAGACCGAGTCGGAGTTGATGGAGAAGGAGGTGACGCACCAGATCGCTGCGCAGAGGAAGAAGCAGATCGAGATGGCCAAGCTTCAGGGGGAGGTGGGCTCCCTCACCGCCAAGTACCAGATGGAGGTCCAGCAGCAGATGGCCGCGGCACAGGCCGGACCCCCCGGTCCCGGCGGTCCCGGCGGTCCTCCTGGCCCAGGCGGTCCAGCCCCTGTTGTCGGCCAGGAGACCGGAGTGGATCTGTCTACCGGGGCCCCTGTGGTGCCCGGGGCTGAGCAGCCCCCGCCGGCAGAAGCAGTCCCCGCCGATCCAGCGACCCCAGCCCCGCTCTCCAACGCGCAGGCCCTGGACCAGACCCTCGCCTCCAAACTCAACGTCGGGCAGAAAGCTCCGAACGGAGCCATCCCCCTGACTGAGCAAGCCATGGCGATGGCCCGCCAGATCTCGATCATGTCCCCGAACCTCCAGCAGGTGGCAATCCAGAACCTGATGACCAGCTCCCCCGAGCTCTACAACCTCGTCATGAGCTACTTGTCCACCATGGGGAGCGAGCAGCCCGCGGCACCCACCGAAGCCCCTCCTCCCGAGGTGGCCCCCCCGAGGAGAGCAAGTAGCTAAAAAATCCCCCTCCCTTCCGGGCTCACTGCACCCGGAACGACTTGCCCCAAGGCGGGGTACTCACCGAGCATCCGATGAGCCCCCACACCACAGGGATCCGCGACGAGTCCGGGTATTCCCCGCAGCCGTCGGTGAAGTAGAGGAGGATGGAGGCCGACTTCTCGGCGTTCAGCCGCTCGATGACTGGGACGAAGCTCGTGCCCCCGCGACCGATAATCTCGAAGGGCCTACGAAGCCGGTCGATCGGCACCTTCTCCCAAGACTTGATGTCCGAGTCAGCCTGGATGAGCAGGACGTCTCGCACGTTCTGGGATTCGGCCACGCTGATCACGAGCCCGATCGCCTTGGACAGGTGTTCCGCGCTCATACTCCCCGACGTATCCACCGCTACAGCGATGGAAGGGGTAATCTCCCGAGACCCTGGGAAGATGAACGGGCCGTCTTGGAGGAAGGCTCGGCGGTGCGGCCTGGCGTAGGTAGGCGACCCCTTCCCTTTGCGGGAAGTAAGGTGGTTGAGGAGGTGGTTGCGCAGCAACCTTCTCCAGTCAGGAGGAGACTTTCGGAGAGCGGCAGTGGCCCACTCCTTCCACTTGTTTGAGACCGTGCCGTACTTGGCGTCCTCCACGGCTCGGGCCACCTCGATCTTGGCGGCTTCGACCTCCAGATCGGAGGCACCTTCAGGAGAGTGCTCTTCTTCGAGATCCTTCGGGACCCAGCAAGAACCGCTGCCGACGGAGTGCTGGCAGATCGTCCCAGGCTTCTCCCTCAGCATGTCCAGGTACTCCCCCGTCGTCCGATGCGTCGGCAGACCGTAGTTCTGGGGGAGATGTATGTTTGGGGGCAGGCGGAGCCGTTCGAGCTCACCCCGGCTGTTGATCTCCAGATCCGATGCGAAGTTGAGGGCTTCGTGATTCATCCCCTTCAGCAGCTCTCCGTAGGTGAACGTGCTGAGGACGTGGTTGATCTCGTGCCAGACGAGGAACAGGGCTTCGTCCAAGCTCCTCTTCGCCACGTACTCGGGGTTGTAGACGAAGAGGAGTTTTGGGCTGATCCCGCAGGTCTGGATTCGCTCGTCCGGGATGAAGCGGATCTTCAGGAGTAGGGGTCGGAAGTAGGGCCACTTCTGGCAGAACAGGTGGCGAGCCTCCGCCAGCCGGTCCGCTGCTTCGTCTGCTACCGCCACACCCGGCTCCCATAGGCGTGGAAGACCTTGTTGGCGGCCTCCAGGACGCGGCTAAGCTGGGCATCGTTACCCGCTTGGCTGGTGTAAGCCATGCTGATGCCCATCGAGTTCTTCGAGAGCGCGGCAACGAGGGGGAAGAGGACGTCCTTGGCTCCGCCCATCTGCGCCTGGCCGACGAACCGGTAGATCTTCTCCGCCAGAGTGATACGCAGGTCCTGGCGCAGGTTCTTCGCGCCGTTCACGACGTTCACCAGAGAGCAGACGACCGCGTAGATGACGTCGAGCCTCTTTCCGACAGGAGACCAGGATCCTTCCAGGACTTCGTCAAGAGAAGGGAGCTCTCCGCTCTCTGCGCAGAGGAGCCACTTCTCCGACGCCTCACGGCCCACGCAGCCGGCCACCAACGTGGCCGCGACCTGCGCCGGGTTCTGAAGGACGCTCTCCAGAGCGTAGGTCGTCGCCAGAGCGTTGGTGGCCATGAGCCACGACCTCTCCGAAGGCCAAGGCTGCGACGTATCCTCGGGGATGGAGTTCAACAACCCCGAGTTCGAGCTCAGAGTCGCTCGAACTTGCATGCGGGCCTTGTTCTTGGCCCCCTCCCAGTTCTCGTGCAGGACCTTCTCCAGATCCCCGAGCCCCTCTTGGCGCGAGGGAACCCCGTCCAGGTAGCTGGACCACTCATCCAGCGAGTGACCCTTCACGGCGACCTGGCACATCCGGTTGGACGTGGAAGCTGCCAGCGTGGAGCCCCCTGCGCTCAGCTCCGGCGGGTTCATCGCCGCGAGGATGCGGACCCGGGGCGGGAGGACCTTCCGGCAGAACTCGCCTTCGTAGACCAGCCGGTTGATCGCTGCGGCGATCCCCTGGTTGGCGTTCAGCTCGTCGACGAACAGAACCCCCTCTTGGGCCGCGATGATGCACTGAACCTCCTCGTTGTCGCTCAGACGCTGAAGAGACCCGTCCTTCATCACGAGGATCCCGCCCAGATCGTCGAGCTCCAGGCTGTCGGTGGCGAAGGTGTGGCAGAGCAGCGCCGACTCCTTCGCGACCTTCTGCACCGTCCGAGTCTTCCCCACGCCCGGCGGACCCGTGAGCAAGAGCGGAAGACCCCACCGGCCCTCGTACTCTTCGAGGCTCTCGCCGAGGATCCAGGTGGGGGTCATGAGTGCCACTTTGATGATCTCGTCCATGATGTCTCCAGGGGACAAGGAGGGGGCCTGCGGGCCCCCTCCTCTGAAACTAGCGGTCGCTACCCCACCGGACCGCCCGGTGGCAGTAGCAGTCACACGGCCCGTGCCTCCAGCACGCGCGGTGCGTGCAGGAGGAGCACTCGCCGTCCTCGCTCATCTCCTCCAGCGAGGAGAGCTCAAGGATCCGGGCCAGCTCGTTGTTGCACCGAAGGCAGGCCAGCCCGTCCTCGTCGTCGAGGATGACGTATTCACCGCCTCCTTTGCCCTTACGACCAGGGTCCGTTTGCAGCATCTCGATCGGACGCACCACGGTCAACGTTTCGCCGTCCTGGATTGCCCTGTCGCACAGCGTGCAGGTCACCAGGGGGACGTCATCGGTGATCGGTTCGTCGCTGAACATCGTCACGACCTCGGAGACCCCTAGGTCGAAGCAGTCGTGGCAAACGAAAGAGGACCAGGTGTAGACCTCGCCGTCTTTCTCGCGCTCATTGAGCAGGAGCTGGTAGCTCTTGTCCTCCTCCAGATCCAACACCCGGACGGACTGGAGAAGAACAGCGGTAGTGCCAGGGAGTAGCGGCCCGTTGCAGCACTGGCAGGTAAGCCGGGTCGCTGCCACGAGAAATACTCCTGGGTCACGCGGCGCCACCGGGAACCGATCGAGGTCAGCGAAAGGTCGGGCATGAGTCCGTTCGAGTTCGTGTCCGATACGAACTCGAACACCTCCCGGGAGTTGTTCTTGCTGCCGGTGTAGACCTTGCGCTCGATCCTTCCGTCAGAGAGGTACGTGCGGCCGGTGGTTGCGTGCACGGACTTCCGGAGGTTCGCCTCCAGAATGTGCAGATCATCCGCGAGGTCCGTCACATCCATGGCGAACCCCACGAAGGAGCTGTCGCTGATGCGCGGGTAGATGAGGTTGTTCTGCCAGGGGACGCGCCACCCAGGTTCGGCGATGTCCAGAAGGACTTCGGCGTCCCTCTGGTTGAGGAAGGTCGTGACGCCGGTCTGGTCTCGGAGTCGGAGACGAACACCCCGGATCGCGAGACGCTCGTTGGGGGCGAAGATGTTGGTCACCGTCCAGTACCTGTGAGGGTTGGACGTGTCCTCGATCTTCGCTCCGATGTAAGGGGACAGGATCATCAGGAGGTTCGACTCCCCGATCTTGAGCTCGCTGATCCTGCTGAAGTCGTCGAAAATAGGCACTCTTCAACCCTTTCCGGATTCCTTCGATGAACCCGATGAGGAAGCTGACGGCTGCGATGGCGAGCACTCGTCTCCGAAGAGCATGAGGGCGAGCATCTCCACGAGCCACCCTCCGCTGGTTTTGGGTTTCTGGACTTCTTTCTTCATGCTGCCTCCTTCGGATGACCGCGTTGGTCGTCCGCGAGCACTTATGTCCGTCAACGAGGCAAACTTGCAGTGCTATCTTGGGCAGCGATGGCCTACCTCGATCCACACGAAGCCCACCAGCACCTCCAGGAGCAAGTCACCGGCGCTCTGCGGCAGGTTTTCCCTATCGTGGGCATCAAGGAGTCCTTGCATCTGAAAGAGGTCCTGCCGGTCCCCATGCTGGACCCGGAAGACTTGCACGGTCAGCACGAAGCCAAGCTAGGCAAGAAGAGCTGGGCCACCCCCGTTCACGCGATCGTGGAGCGCAAGGACGCCACAGGAAAGGTGCTGGAGACCCGCAAGATGCGGCTGATGGACATCCCCGCGATGACGAAGCGGATGTCCTTCATCTACGAAGGTCAGGAGCACCAGATCTCCAATCAGTGGCAGCTGAAGCCTGGTGTGTACACGCGCCGCCAGCAGAACGGCGAGCTGGAGACCCGCTTCAACGTCACCCATCGTGCGAGCTTCAAGCTGAAACTCGACCCGGAGTCTCAGCTCTTCACCATGGAGTACAAGAAAGCGAATCTACCCGCGTACCCCATGCTGAAAGCGATGGGCGTCACGGACGAAGAGATGCGCCGTACCTGGGGTGACTCGATCTTCAAGGCCAACGCAGAAGGTCGCCGCCAGACCGGCGCCCTCGCCCAGTTCTTTCGCACCAGCACGAACGGCAAGGAGCCGCCCGCGGATCCGGACCGCCTCAAGGGCCACCTTCAGCAGGTCATGCGCGAGTCGGTTATTCGGCCCGAAGTGGCCAAGGCCACCTTGGGCAAAGAGATCGGCCACGTGGATGGCGATCTCATGCTCCGCGCCACAGACAAGCTCCTCAAGGTCCAGGCGGGCCACCCAGAAGACGACCGAGATTCTCTTGAGTTCAAGACCCTGCGCGCCCCTGGAGAGCTCCTGGCGGACCAGATCATCCAGGCCGGCAAGACGGTAGGGGCGAAGGTTCAGCGTCAGCTGAATCGGGGGGAGCTCCCCGACATGCGCTACGCCCTGCGGCCCGGCCAGTTCAACGAGAGCGTGCGCAAGCTCTTCCAAAGCTCTCTGGCCAACCCTGCCAAGCAGATCAACCCGCTCGACATGCTCTCCAGCGCCCTCCAGACGACGATCATGGGGCCCGGGGGAATCAAGAGCGAGACGCAGGTCACCGACGACGCGAAGCTCATCCACCCCAGCCAGATCGGAACCATCGATCCGCTGGTCACCCCGGAGGGCGGAAGCACCGGCATTTCTCTGCGCCTGGCGCTCGGAGTCAAGAAGGTGGGCGACCAGCCGATGATGCCCGTCTACTCGATCAAAGAGGGGAAGACGGTCTACCTCGATCCGGTCGCATTCATGCGCTCCAAGGTGGTGATGGCCGACCAAGTGGAGTTCAAGAACGGCAAGCCCGTCCCTCTCTCCGCCAACGTCAAAGCTCTGGGGGAGAAGAACTCGATCACCCAGATCCCCTTCAGCCAGGCAGAGTACGTGCTGAAGAGCCCCACCCAGCTGTTCAACATCACGCCGAACCTCGTCCCCTTCCTGGGAAACAACTCCGGAGGTCGCGTCACTTACGCCTCCAAGCACATGGAGCAGGCCATCTCTCTGCTCGATCGGGACGCCCCCCTGGTCCAGACCAAAACCCCCGGAGATACGCACATCGGAACCTTCGAGAAGTTGGTGGGTCACCAGACCTCGCACATGTCTCCGGTCGAGGGGCGCGTGAAGAGCGTCGACTCCAAGTACGTCACGGTCGAAGACAAGACCGGCAAGATTCACCGCGTCTCTCTGTACGACCACTACCCGACCAACGACTCCAAGAGCGTCCTTCACTCCACCCCCCTTGTGAAGCCTGGCGATATGGTGCGGCCAGGCCAGGTTGTCGCGGACAACAACTACACGAAGGAGGGGGTGCTTGCGCTTGGCAAGAACCTCAAGGTGGCGTTCATGAGCTACCACGGGCTCAACTTTGAGGACGGCATCGTCGTCACCGAGTCGGCGGCCAAGAAGCTGAGCAGCGTCCACCTGCACAAGCACACCCTGCCGGCGAACGATCAGCTCGTCTTCGACGTGAAGAAGTTTCAGAGCGTGAATCCTCTGACCTTCACGGAGAAGCAGTACAGCCACATCGACTCCACGGGCGTAGCCAAGATCGGTTCCAAGGTCCGGCCCGGAGACCCGCTCGTCGTCGCCCTTCAGCCGTACCAGATCAAGGACCGGACCGGCATCGCTGCTATCCGCAAGAGCCTCACCAACTCGCACCTCGACAAGTCGGTGAAGTGGGAGGGTGACGTGGAAGGTGAGGTGGTGGCCGTTCACCGGAACGAAGACGGAGTCCACGTCCACGTCCGGGCCATCGAGCCTCTGATCGTCGGTGACAAGCTCTCGAACCGTGCGGGCGGAAAGGGCATCGTCACCCGCATCATCCCGGACAAGGAGGCTCCTCGATCGAAGGAGGGGGCTCCAGTCGACATCATCTTCCAGCCCGCCGGGCTCGGCGGGCGCATGAACATGGGCCAGATCTACGAGGCGATGACCGGGAAGATCGCCCAGAAGACTGGCCAGCCGTTCGTGGTCGAGAACTTCGACCCGAAGGTGAAAGATTGGTCGGCTCACGTCAACGATCTGCTCAAGAAGCACAACGTCTCCGACACCGAAGAGCTGATCGACCCGAAGACCGGCCTCTCCTACGGAAAGGTCCTGACGGGCCCCATTCACTTCCTCAAGCTGGTGCACCAGGTCTCGAAGAAGGAGTCTGCCCGCTCCGGCATGAGCCTCCCCAAGCTGCCGAGCGGGGAGAGGTACGACCCGACCACCCTCCAGCCCGCCAGCGGAGACGGCACCGGCGGGCAGAGCTGGGGTCAGCTCGGCATGTACGGCCTACTCGCGCACGGGGCGAAGGGTGTTCTCCGTGAGAGCATGACCTTCAAGAGCGAGGGCGAGGACCCGGAGACCAACGAGTTCAAGCGCTGGAAGTCTCAGCACAACGAAGTGTGGCGCGCCATTCAGACAGGGCAGCCGCTACCCCCTCCGAAGCCCACCTTCGCCTTCCACCGCTTCACCGAGCTCATCAAGGGTGCAGGCATCAACGTCGAGAAGAAGGGAGACGAGTTCCTCCTCTCGCCGCTCACGGACAAGCACATCCTGAACATGTCCAAGGGGGAGGTGGTTGACCCCGTGGCCGTCGTTCATGCGAAGCAGGACGAGAACGGCGTTTTCAAGCCGATCAAGGGCGGTCTGTTCGACGAAAAGGTGATGGGAGGGCACGGAGGGATCAACTGGGGTCATGTGAAGCTCGCAGAGCCGATCCCTCACCCCGTCTTTGAAGAGCCCATCAAGAAGATCCTCGGCATCAGCCAGGACACGTTCTCCGCCCTGCTGCACGGCAAGAAGTCGGTCGACCCGATCACCGGCAAGCTCCAGGACGGCGCGAAGGGCTTGGTGGGCGGTCACGCCTTCAAGGCCTTGCTGAGCAAGATCGACGTGAAGAAGGAGCTGGAGAGGACGAAGGACGAGCTGTCCAAGGCCAAGCCCACTCAGCTCCAGCCTCTGTACAAGAAGGCTCGCTACCTCAAGGCCCTCGACCAGATGGGGATGAAGCCAGACGAGGCCTACATCCTCCACAATCTGCCCATCTTGCCTCCGAAGATTCGCCCCTTGACCGGCATGGAGGACGGCTCGCTGCACTACGAGGGCATCAACGGGCTCTACGTGAAGTTCGGGCAGATGAACAAGAACCTGTCCAACCCGCTCAACAAGATGCTCCCAGCGGCGACGCTGGGCCCTTACCGGGAGAACCTGTACGAGAGCGTGTCCAACATCTTCGGGACCATGGCCCTCCCCGAAGGGGCGAAGGACAAGGGAGCCCTTCACATCATTTCCGGCACGAGCCCGAAGTCCGGCTTCGCGCAGAAGGGGCTCCTCGCTCGGCGACAAGAGCCGAGCGCCCGGTCCACCATCATCCCCGAGCCCAAGCTGAAGCTCGACGAGATCGGCATCCCGAAGGACATGGCCCTGACCGTGTTCCGGCCGCAGATGGTCCGGCAGCTGGTGGTGCAGGGACTGGCCCGGGACGAGGGGGCCGCCCAGCAGCTTCTGAGCGACGTGCACAAGGGCAGGAAAGATTCCGGTGTCGACACGGCGCTCCAGACAGTCCTCCAGAACGAGCTCGTGATCGCCAAGCGCGACCCGGTTCTGTGGAAGTACGGAGTTCAAGCGTTCAAGCCGAAGATGGTCGAGGGCAAGGCAATCCGTATCCACCCTCTCGTCACCGGCGGGTTCAACGCGGACTTCGACGGCGACTCTTGCCTCGGCAAGGTGTTTGTGAAGGATCCGGAGGGGATCCGGGTCGTGGACCTCGCCGACTTCCCGCGGACGGAGAAGACCTCTACGACCTCCAAGGTCGAGTGCTACGGCGTCCCCGAAGATACTTTCGTGATCGGAGAGATCGGCGGGGCTGTGACGTTCCATCGGGTGACCGAGTACTCCGTGCACTTCCGCTGCAAGGAGTGGGTGGTCACCCTGTCGCTCGGTACGGAGATTCGGTGCAGCGAGGACCACAGCCTCACCCTGTTCGACGACCACTTCCTCAAGACCGTCGAAGCCTCTCCTCGCGGCTCGGTAGGGCGCTACGTCCCGATTGCCGGCAAGATGCAGGAGCATCTGCACAGCCACGTCCGCTTCAACGGGAGCGAGGAGCTCGTGGCCGACTTCGCCCTCGGTAAGCGGGTCGGATCCTGGGTGGCGGGGCAGGACAGGTGTCCGGCTCACGACCGGAACGAGGGGGAGGACGAGCTCGACCCCCACATCTCTTCCGAGGGGGCGATGCTCAGCGCGCTCTCTTTGCCGATCGGGTACCGGCGGGGAGTGGTCGTCGGCTACATGCGCCGCCGCCTGAACCTGAAGGATGCGACAGTCACCTCGTGCGCGCACCCGAAAGCACTCATCGCCTTGCTGCGCAGCGTGGGGATGAACGCCGTGGTCTTGAACGAGAAGACCGTCGCCCTGTCTCTGATCGACATGCGTGATGAGGAGAACGACTGGTTCCGCGTCCCGAGGTCCGGAAAGATTCAGCACGACCAGATGCCAGACGAGGAGATCCCGTGCCCCACGTGGATCCAGGAGGAGATCCCTCCGAGCCTCCGCCCCGGAAAGAGGGCGACTCGCCGCTGGCTCTTCTCCAACCTGCATGCGCTGCGGGAGTGCTCGGGTAGCCGCTACTTCCTGAACTGGCTCAACCTCATGTCCAGCAGGACGCTGTTCTGGGAGAGGGTGGTCTCCGCAACCATGTCCGGCGAAGCCGTGACCATGTACGACCTCACCGTCGAGAGCGCGAAGAACTTCACGCTCGACTCCGGCCACGTGGTCTGGGACACGATGTCTGTCCAGCCGGTCCTCTCGGAGGAGGCGAAGAGGGACGCGCACCGGATGCTGCCCTCGAAGAACATCTTCTCCGAGAGCACCGGCGGGGTCGCCTACTCGCCTTCGATGGAGGCTCAGCTCGGGCTGCATCGTCTGAGCCTGGTTGGCGATAAGACCTCCCACTCGTTCAAGACCCAGCAAGAAGCTGTCATCGCGCTGGGCCACGGCAAGCTGAAGGTCAGTGACCAGATTCAGGTGGGCGCGATCACCACCACCCCGGGCCGAATCCTGCTGGCGGCCAAGGCGCCTGAGTTCATCCAGCACAAGATCCTCACCGACTTTTCTATGAACCTGAACGGCGGGGGGATCCGTAAGGTCCTCTCGGATGTCGGCAAGAAGGATGCGAACGCGTTTGCCCCCTTCGCCGACCACTGGAAGGACCTGGGCTACGACGCCTCCACAGGCATCATCAGCCACCCGCTCCACCCCGCTGGCAAGCTCTCCATCGGAGCGCACTCGTTCAGCATGGCGGACTTCGTCACGGATAAGCAGGCCCGCGACCCGGTCCTACAGCAAGCCCATCAGCAGGTGGACAAGATCCGGGCGCGCGACTTGCCCCAGGTAGAGAAGGATCGGCTGGCGGTCGAGACCTACCTCAAGGCGGATCACGAGATCCAGAAGCGCCACGAAGAACTGAGCAAGGGCAAGTTCAACGCCCTCAAGGCGATGAAGGATGCAGGCATCAAGCCCAGCCAGACCCAGTACAAGCAGATCCTCCTGGCCCCGATGGTCATGGTGGACTCCAAGGGCCGCATGATCCCTGTGCCTGTGGACAAGTCTTACGCGGAGGGCATCGACCTCACCGGCTACACCGTGCAGCAGTACGGTGCGCGCGCTGGCGCGATCAAGAAGGTGCAGGAGGTGCAGGAGCCTGGCTACATGACCAAGCTCCTCCAGAACGTGGCGATGGACAAGGTGATCGACGCCCACGACTGCGGTACCAACCGAGGTATTCGCCTGCCCGTAGCCCACACGGACGTCGTGGATCGCCACCTGATGGCTCCGCTCGACCTACCGAACCTCAAGCTCCCGGCAGGCCAGCTCCTCACCCGGGATCTGGTGGACCAGATTCGCAAGCTGGACCCGAAGGCCGAGCTCCAGGTACGCACCCCGCTGCACTGCCACTCCCACAAGGGGGTGTGCCAGAAGTGCTACGGCCTGGATGCCAACGGCAAGCACCCCGAGATGGGCACGAACATCGGCGTCCTCAGCGCTCACGCCGTGGGAGAGCGAGCGGTTCAGCTCACGCTCAAGGCGTTCCACGCGGGCGGCGTCGCCTCCGCCGGGGGCGGAGCTCTCGGCGCCTTCGGACGCCTGGAGCAGCTGACCTATCTGCCGGACACCATCCCCAACGCCGCCGTCCATGCGAAGGTGAGCGGGAAGGTGGAGAAGATCGAGTCCACGCCGACAGGCAGCAAGATCTGGATCGCCGGCCAGCCCCACTTCGTGGGCCGTGACGCCAACGGGCACGACCTCCACAAGCCGCTGGAGGGGTTCTTCTACAAGAAGCCCTGGAAGCCCGTCGAGGTGGGCACCCACGTGGATCCGGGCCAGTTCCTCACAGACCCGAACCGCACCTTGCTGAACCCACACCGCTACTACGAAGCCACCCGCTCGATGGACAAGGTGCAGGAGGTGTTGGCCGACGAGATTCACGAGATCTACAAGGACGAAGGGGTACGTCGCAGGGCGGTAGAGACGCTCGTACGCGGCATGGGCAACCTGACCCGCATCGAGGATCCAAAGGATCATCCAGACCTTCTCCGAGGCCAGCACTACCCGAGGAAGGAGGTGGAGAGGATCAACCGAGAACGGATGGCGATGAAGCTGACCCCCATCCAGCACGAACCCATCCTCAAGGGCGTGAACGTCTTGCCGCTGGAGATGACGGAGGACTTCATGGCTCGCCTGAACCACCAGCGGCTCCGCCACACCTTGATGGAGGGAGCGGCCCAGGGCTGGAAGTCCGACATCCACGGCCGTCATCCGATCCCTGGTCTGATGTACGGGGCGGAGTTCGGTAAGCCGAGCCAGGATCCGAAAAAGTCGAAAGCAGGTCCGACCTTCTACTGATAGGCTCTGTCGCTGTGAACAACAGCGCCAACCCCAACCAGGACTCTCCGATCAAGCTGGACGGAGATGTGCCCGTCCGCCTGCTTCGCGGGAAGATCGATCGGGTGTATCCCGAAGAGTGGACCGCGGACGTGTCCTCCCTCTTCGATCGGCGGTACTTCCAGCGGGTGCCTGTGATGACCCCGTACCTTCACCCGACCAACGGAGCGGGGTTCTTTGCACAGCCGGAAGAGGGAGCGATCTGCGTGCTCGCCGTCCCAGGGGACACGTCCAGCCCCTTCGTGATCGGCTTTCTGCCAGGACTGCGCTCCATCCCTTCCGGTCAGGCTGTTTCCACCGGGGTAGCCTCCGAAGAGAGGGTCGACGAAGGGAAGGCGGGACGGGACCGGGTGCCTGGCCCGGACTTCAGCAGCAACCGCGCTCCGACGGAGGGAGGGGGGCAAGTTTGGCGCAGCGTCTCGGACACAGAGATCCGCCACCATGCTGGGGGGGTCCTGGAGGCAAGAGCCGGCAAGCTGGCCCGCCTTCTCTTCTTCATCGACGGGACCATCATCCAGAGCTTTCTGGGCAAGCGCACGCTCTGGCCCGGAGGGGCTTCTCTTCTGGCGGCAGAGACGAAGGACAGCGGGCAGCGCGGCGTTTCCTCCCAGCAGATGCAGCGGGTCTTCGAGCAGTCCAAAGGGGCCGACCTCCGTTTCGGCTGCGGCAAGGTGCCCTTTCCTCTGCCGGAGCCCCCTGCCCCCTTGGGTGCGACCGAGCAGCTGGCGGCCGAGGGGATCGGGTCGGAGCCCATTGTGTGGGAGGTGGCTGCGTCTCCCGAAGCCTTCTCGGACGACGCGCTTGCTACCAACCCCTCCGACGCAGCCAAGCGCAGCTACTTCCGCATGTTCCTCGACCGCGCCGGTAACCTCATGGTGCGGCTGGCTCGAAGCCTGGTGATTCGGGCCTTCAAGTCCCTGCGCATCAAGGCCTCCGATCTGGTGGTGATCGAGGCCAAGCAGATCCAGCTCCTCGCCTCCGAGGGGGCGAGCTTCGGCACAAGCGGGGGGACGACGCGTATCAAGGGGGATGTGGTCGAGCTGGCTTCCGGCAATCGAGGGGTCGCCGCCGTGGGGGACAACTTGCTGGTCAACATCCCTCCAGGCGTGGGTCTCACAGGGATCTTGGGAGGTCAGCCCTGGAAGGCCGTTGTCGAACCTCCGGGGATCCCCATCCCAGCGACGATCACCACCGGCAGCGCCGTGGTACGGGTGCCTTGAATGGCCTCCGAGCTTTCTCTTCTGAAGGTCGGTACGCTAGGAGAGATCAACATCGGCGCCCAGCTAGCCGCCACCGCTCTCCTGCCCCTGCTAGGACAGCTCGACCTCCTGCTAGGGGCGCAGTTCGGGCTGGGCCAGTTGATCGCCGACCTGCAAGCGCAGCTGTCCGCCGCCCTGAACTTCAACGCCCAGCTGGTCTTGCCTCAGCTGGGTCTGGAGGCCGCGCTCTCGGGAGCTCTGGCGGCTGTGGCCTTGCTCCAGGCCCAGATCTCTGCGGGTCTCTCTCCGCCCACCTTCACCATCTCGCTCGCCGCCAACCTGAAGCTGATCGCCGAACTCCAGGTGCGACTCGGAGGGATCCAGGCGCTGCTGGATCTCTCTCTGGGTATCAAGCTGCAAGGGCTCAACGTGCAAGCTGCGCTCGCGCTCGCGCTGGGGGTCGGACCGGTCGCTCTTTACGGAGCAACCGGTCAGCCTTTGGCCGCCCTTCTGTCCCAGATCAGCTCCAGGGACTACCAGGCGGATGCAGGGATTGCCCCGGGAGATGTGGTGGACGCTCTTCTTCTGGTCAGCAAAGCGCCTGGCTTCTATGCTGCTGCAAGCGTCCTGTTCGTGATGCCCCCCGCCTAAGATGGGAAGCCATGAGCCAACTGTTTCAACCGATCCTCCCCTCGAACAGCCTCTACAACGCGGAAAAGAGGGCAGCCCCTGAGATCCGCCTGGGCCCCGACCCTCAGCAGTGGCCCGCCCAGATCTTCCAGTCCGCGATGGAGGCCCACCCCGAGCTGTCCGCGTATCAAGTGGACGTGACCATGGAGGCGATGGATCCGGAGTCCTCGGTGGCGAAGGGCGCCGTCGAGATCCGCCTCAAGCAAGCCCCCTCCCTCGACGCGATGGGCCAGGCACGTAACCAGTCCGGCAACAACAAGGTCGCTCGCATCCCGGTGCTGATCCAGGAGGGGAGGATGAAGCCTCTCGACCTGATCGTGCTGCCGGACACGGACATGAAGCAGGCGAAGGTCCTCCCCCTGACCCCTCGCCGCCTGCGCCAGGCGATGTTCCGCGACGACATCTTCGACGGCACATCCACCGCCCCCGGCACCACGAGCATCGCGGGCTTCATGTACCCGCCGAACCGAGACAGCTTCTACGGCGGCAACGACATCCTCGGGACCAAGACCAGCTCGCTGCTCGCCGATGTGGCAGCGGAGTCCTCCGAGCTGGAGCGCAAGGAGCTGATGCGCAAGATCGCTCGTGTGGAGGGGTTCCGCTACAACAAGCTGGCCTCCTCCGCCCTGCACACGCTCCTCTCTCCCCCTCCGCCGTCGGAGAAGAAGGCGATGGAGTCCTTCGCCCACGAGCTCCCCCCTACCGTCATCCAGGTCCTCTCGCTCGGAGAGGGGAGCTACCTTTACAAGAGCGCCTCGGCCGAAGCCTGGCTCCCGCAGGAGAAGGTGCTGACCCGGGCCGAGCTCTTCAAGATCGCTTCGCCCGAGCTGATGGAGGCGGTGGACACCACGGGAGGGATTACCCTCTCCGACAACGACCTGACGGCAGAGCAAATGGGCCCCCAGCCGGAGCAGATCAACCGGTCCTGTGTCGCCCGGGTCTTCACCTCGGATGGGCAGGAGCTCATCGGCGTGGTGCTGGTCCACCTGCTCGACACCCAGGGCCAGCTCCTCCCGCTGGCCCTGTTCACGAACGGCACGGTCCACGCATTCCAGGGAGAGGTGTGGGGGGTTCCCCTCAGCCAGGACCTCCCCTCTCTCCCCTCTCGCCCGGTTGCCGACGGGTACGGGGTCTTCTACGAGCACGGCTCCTTCGGCCGGCTCAACGCCACCGTGCCGATGACCATCCAAACCCGGCTGAACGACGTGAGCGGCCGGACCACCTACGTGGGCGTCCTCGACGACGGCTCTCCGGTCCAAGTCCGGATCGAACCGGGGCTCCGCAAGCCGGTGAACATCGACGGCGTGATGCTGCTGCCCGAGGGCTACCTCTGGCTCCCCCTGGACCGCAGCAAGTCCGTCGTCTTGCAGAACTCCCCGGGCCAGACCCCGGAGCAGCGCAAGGTGGCCCAGGAACACACCGTCAGCATCCGCGCGTTCGGCGACCACTTCTCCTTGCGCGGCGGCCCCCTCCAGAAGATCGCGTCGCAGACCCACTCGCTCCCGATGGAGGAGGCGATGTTCTACCTGGCGGGCCTCGGCGTGCCGGCGCAAGAGGCCATCACGAAGCTGGCCGAGGCCTCCCACCTCCAGTCCGAGGCCAAATCCGCCTCGGTCGAGGTGCCCTATGTCCTGCGCACGCTGGAGGAGAGGGGGGCTGAGTTCCGCAGCAAGCTGGCTCAGCCGGTTGCAGCTCGGCCTCTTCCCCCGATCGACCTGGTGAAGGAGGCGGCGTTCATCCCGGACCCGATGAGCATCGACACGATGCTCGGCCTCTCCCTCCTCACCCCCGACAACATCGCGCTGTTCACCAGCCGCATCCCCGACCTGGAGCGGACCCAGCAGAACCTCTGCGAGATGCTCATCGCCTCCCGCCTGGGCCTTCGAGACATCCCCGAGCCCGCGCTGGAGAAGGCGATCCAGGCTCTGGAGCTGGTGATCGAGGGCGTCTTCCAGCTCCGCTTCCAGGAGGCTGACGTAGCGTCATGATCCTGTACTCGCCGTGCAAGCGCTACCTCCTCGCCCTGCTTCTGCAAGGCAAGGGGGTCGCCTGGGTAGAGGAGCACTGTGTGTCCCTCCGCCTGGACTACGTGAGCGTGCAGTTCCTCATCTACCTCGCCGAGAACTTCCGCCCACCGGATGTGTTCCGTCCCCGCGACCCGGATCACATCGAGAGCCAGGAGTTCCTGGCTCTGCACGGCCTGCAAGGGCTCGTCCCTCGCTTCAACGACGTCGCGCTGCGTGCCTTCCAGCTGATGCAGCGCCCTTCGGCCAGAGAGGTGATCGAGGTGATGGGGCTCGCCCGGTGCACCGACCTCGACATCTCGAAGATCCTGGCGGAGAGAAAGATCAAGGCCGGGCCGGATGTCGTGCAGATGGCCCGCCATTTGTTCTGGGACGTGGACTCCCTCGACGTCGTCCAGATCCGCAGCATCCTTCACCTCCGAGGCACCGGAACGGAGCAGCTGGAGCGCCAGGTCCGCGCGCTGGAGGATGCAGGAGCAGGGACGGGGGCTGCCGCCACGGCCAACCCCCTGCCGACTCCCTACCACCTGCCCGTCAACCGGGAGATCCCCGACATGGAGTGCCTGCGGGTCCGAACGCGGCGCCTCAACGGCAACCAGGGCCTCCTCGGAGAGCTCCACCGGAGCATGCCCCTCACCCAGCAGCTCCAGGAGGCGACGGCGCTGAAAAAGGCGGGCTACACCGACCCCCGCCTGGTCATCGCCACCCTCCCCCCCTCCCCCCTCACCTACTTCCTGGCGCGCTCGGCCATCGGTCTCCCCCTCAACCGCCTGGACCTCCAGAAGGCTTTCGAGCAGCTCCAGGTCCTGCTCTTCAACCGCGCGGTGGAGCATACCCAGTCAGGTCACCCGGAAGCTGCGACCCGCACGAACATCACCCTCAGCTCCTTCCGTACCATCCAGGCGATCCTCAAGGACCTGGGAAGCGCGGACACGGACCTGCGCAAGAGGCTCGGGGCCATCGCCCTCCAGACCCAGCCCAGCGGGCACCGAGGTCACCCGGACGAGATCACCCAGGGCCAGCACCGCATCGACCCTTACCTGGCCAAGGACAAAGAGGCGGCGACCGAGGGGGTCAAGGGCGCAGCTGCGGCGCAGGTCCAGACCCAGTTCGCCCCCAACACCACCACCCGCGTCCCCGAAGGAAGTCATGCCCGTTGACCCTCACCGCACGCTCCACCTCAGCTCCGAGGAGAGGGCGGAGGTGCTCGCCGCCCTTCGCTCGTTGCGCGAGACCCCGATCTCGTTCGAGGCGGTGACCCCTTACCGGCTCTCCACCGACTCCTTCCACGTCGACCTGCTCTACCGGCGCAACGACCTGCACCTCCAGTTCCACCCACTCCAGACCCCCACCAACCGGAACCCCCCGGCCCCCTGGTGGGAGGACCTCTTCCCCGCTCAGCTGAGCGAGGTCTCTCTCCGCCTCTACTACCCCCGCACCTTCCCTCAGCTCCGCGCCGAGCACGTCCAGCTCTACCCGTCCAACTCCGGGGGCGATGAGGCGGAAGTGGTCGACTCCTGGTTCATGGTCATCGAGGACGAGAAGAGCCCCTTGGTCTCCACCGAGGAGGTACTGGTGGAGTTTCTCCAGTCCTTGGACGCTCAGGTTCGAGCTGCCCTCGCAAGGTCACCCAGGTCCGGTGCGGCAGAAGGACCACGGGACACCCGGACGCTCGGGACCAGGATCGGACCATCGCGGCGGCGCTTCGCCTGACCTCCAGCGGGATGGGCTGGTTTGCCTGAAGGTGGACCAGCACCTCCTCCCTCCCCTCCTCCTGCTCGCAAGGCTTCCTCTCCACCTTCACCGCCCCACTCCACCAGCCCCCCAGCATGAGCAACTCCCGCAGCCCCTCCCACTCCTCTGGAAAATCGTTCGACACGGACTGGTATAACACCCCTGCCGGGATGCAGGAGCAGGGGCACCTGGACCTGGGAGAGGAGGAAGGGGAGGGCAACTACACCGACCTTCATGGGGGTAGCTGGTACGACGACGGACCAGAGGAGGAGGAGGAGGGGCACCTCTCTATCCGCGTTTCCGACTTTGTCCATAACGCATTCCTCATACCGAACGAAGAGGGTGACTTCGATAAGTTCAGTTTCCGAGGCCGAAATCACCTGATTTCCATCTATGATTCATCCGCACAAGATATCCTCTTGAAGTGTGCGCGTCAGGTGGAAAAATGCGTAAGCGTGAAAACAATCCTCGAAACTAAGAGAGGACCGATCCCTGCGATTGAGGCTGTCGTAGGGGATGAAATCGCTTGTATGGATAAGACTGTCCAGAAGATCACCTGGGGTCGTATCACCTGGAAGTCCAAGATCGTCGATAAGCCTATCGTTCGGATCAAGACACGTTCGGGTCGCGTACTCGACGCTGGTGAAGACCATCCCGTGCGACTTTATGGTCGGTGGGTCGAGGCCAAGCACTTGAAGGTGGGCGACGTGGTGATGACCGCGGAGTACCTGCCCGAGGACGCTAAGAGCTATGAGGAGGAGACGGTTTACTCTACGATCCTCACGGCTTTTGCCTTGTGCTGCACCGACAATACCTCGGTGGCGGTTCGTCACTCCAGCACCCTGGAACTGCTGAAGGAGGTACTCACCAAGCAAGGGGCGAGCTGGGACCAGGTCATCCGGACCCCTTCCGCGGCTCCGACCCTCCACGTCTATCGGAAGGGTCTCTTGGGCTCCTGGCTCGGAGGGATCCAGCGCAAGGGGGAGATTCCGCGGCAGATCTTCGAGAGCGGGGTGGAGATGATCCGCCTCTTCCTCCGCATCTACTGGTCCTTGAACGGCAGCGTTTACCTCCGGAAGCACACGCGAGGAGCCACCTTCACCGCCCAGACCGGCAGCACCAGCCGAACGCTGATCCGCCAGCTTCACAGCCTGCACCTGCGGGCAGGCATCCTCACCGCCCAGCGTAGCCAGGTCCCGTCCTACTACCGGTCGCGCAAGCAGGCGGACGGTCAGAAGGTCGAGGCGAAGGAGTGGCACAGCCTCTCCGTGGTGGGTCGTGGCAGGCAGACCTTCTTCCAGCTCCTGGTCCCCGAACAGCGCGAAGGCATCCAGGAAGCCCCCACCGATGCAGCCATTTTTAGCTACGACCGCTTGCCTGAGGAGGTGGCCAGCGGGCTGCTCGACATCCAGAGGCAGCGCAAGGCCCGCTGGAGGAGCCAGGAGAAGAGGGGCGTCCTGTGGCGCAAGATCCAGCCCCGTAACGGCGAACGCATCACCCGAGCCCACGCCCGCAACCTGCTGGACTGGCTGGCGGCCGACCCGGTGTACGACGCGACCCGCATCGAGAGCCTTCGGGAGGAGGTGGAGGGGAACGGATGCTGGGAGGACATCGTCTCCATCGAGAAGCTGGAGGAGGCGCCCTGCGTCGACTTCACGGTGGACGAGACCCACTCGATCCTGGCCGACGGCATCGTCACCCACAACAGCACCTTCCTCGGGAACATGGCGATCACCTACTGCGCCCTTATCCCCGGGTATAAGGTCCTCTACGTCTCGCCGACCAACTCCCAGACCCGCACGTTCTCGGCAGACCGGCTGAAGCAACCCATCGAGAGCAGCCCCCTTCTCCGCTCCTTCGCCGAGGGCGGGGGGACGCAGAACGTGATGGAGAAGAGCTTCGTCAACTTCAGCAAGATCGTCCTGCGGTCCGCCTACCGTTCCGCCGACCGATGCCGAGGTATCGCCAGCTACATGCTGGATCTGGACGAGCTCCAGGACCTGCTGGCCGAGCACTTGCCGGTCATTTTCCCCTGCACCTCCCACAGCCCCGCCAAGTACCGGCGCCACATCCTCAGCGGGACCCCCAAGTCCTTCGACAACAACATCGAGTACTGGTGGAGTGGGCATAACTCGACCCGGCCCATGAGCACCATGGGCGAGTGGATGGTCCCTTGCGACGCATGCGGTTCTTCGGCGGGCGCTGGGAGGTTCTGGCAGACGCTGTCGGAGGAGAACATCCAGAAGAAGGGGTTGAGCTGCACCCGCTGCGGAAAGCTGCTGAACCCTCAGCACGAGGATGCCCAGTGGTTCCACCACCAGTCCGACGGGCTGTACGAGGGCTACCGGATCAGCCAGCTCATGGTTCCCTGGCGCTCCTGGCCCGACATCCTGAGCGACTACGCCACGTTCCCCCGCGCCAAGTTCTACAACGAGGTGCTTGGGCTCTCGATGGACACCTACGACCGGCCGCTCTCCATGGCGGAGGTCCGGGAGTGCTGTGACCCGCGTATCAAGCTCTCCAGCGCCAACCGCTTCCGGCGCCCCAACTGGAGCGAGCCCATCTACGCAGGCATCGACTGGGGTCTGGGCACGCTCAGCTACACCGTGATGACCCTCTCCACCTACATAGGTGGGCTCTATACGACCTTCTGGATGAAGCGGTTCACCGGCACCTTGATCGACGTGCAGGAGCAGATCGACTACGTGCTGGAGACCCTGCGCGAGTTCAACGTCAGCCTGGTCGGCACCGACTTCGGGTTCGGCGTGCAGAACAACGACCTCCTCATCCGCAAGTTCGGGGCCGAGAAGGTCTGCGTCTTCCAGCACATGGGCAAGCTGAAGAAGAAGGTCGAGTACGACACCAAGCTGTACCCGCCGCGCTTCAAGGTGTACCGGACGATGGTGATGGCCGACCTCATCAACGGCATCAAGCGCAAGGTCTTCCGCTTCATGCGCTGGGAAGACATGCGAGAGCCGTTTGCCCAGGACTTCTGCAACATCGTCAGCGAGTACAGCGAGAAGACGGGGTTGATGGTCTACAACCACCGGCCCGATCGACCCGACGACTCCTTCCACGCCTGGCTGTACGGCTTCCTCGCCTCGACCATGGACGTGAAGAGGCCCGACATCCTCCGGCCGATGCACGACCGCTACCGGCAGGGTCCGGTGCAGAGCACCGGCGGGATCATCTCGCAGGGATGAGCGGAATCCAGGGATAAGTGCCTGTGAACCTAGCCCTCAACACCCCCTACTACTTCCGGAACCGCACTCACCGGGACGCGGTTCTTCGCGTCGTCGACCTGGCCCCCAAGCTGCTGGAACTCACCGAGCCGGAGGTGGAGGTTCCGCCCGAACTCAAGGAGGAGACCGGCAAGGAGCTCCGCCTTCTCGGCGTTCAGCTGGAAGAGGCCATGCAAGCCTTGAGGGTGGCCTACGAGAGCCCGGAGGCCCCTCTTGCCATCGACCCTCTGTACCACCCGTCCTTGCTCTTCGACATCTTCGACTGCGCCTGCATCCTGCTCGATCAGGTTCGCGGCTACGCCAAGGAGGGCTCCGCTCACCGCAGGGTAGAGCTCCTGAACCACCTGGACGTCTCCAGGCATCAGCTCGCCCTTCTCCTGGCAGAAAAGAAGGGGATCCGGCCTGCACGGAGGTTCTCCAACATACGGTTCCGCTGAGGAATAAGGCGGTAAGGAGCCCACCATGAACACCAGCACCGACATCGCTCGCATCATCGCCGCCTTCTCCGTCATCTCTCACCGCGAGGAGGCGACCGCCTACCTGGAGAAGATGCAGGGAACGGGGAACGGCGGGAGGATTTCTCTGCTCGACAGGATCCTCCAAACGCAAGGGCGCGTCTTCCCCAACCGGGAGCAGATGGAGGACTACGCTCGGCAGGTGGAGCTGGAGACCGAGGATTACCGAGGGGCGTTGGAGCTGCGGGAGTGGATCATCCAGCTCCTCCGCCCCCACCTCTCCGCCCTCATCCTCGCGGACACTCCTAGCCCAGACCCCCTTCACCGGCAGGTTCGCTTGAGCGAGTTGCAGGCGACCAGAGAGAACTTGGAGAACCTCATGAAGGGCACGGGGAACCTGGAGTTCTTCCGGTTCTTCCTGAAGCTCTGGGAGGAGATCGGCATCGTCCTCCAGCGGTACGTACGCAACGCCAGCCTCAAGCAAGCCGGACCCAACCAGTCCGACGCGCAGTTCCTCATCAAGGAGTGCGCGCCGTGGCTGGATCCCGAAGAGATCCGCTCCCTTCTCCTCCCGGTCCTCGCGTGGGACCACCACACCGAGCTCGCGGTCCGGCTCCTGAAGGAGCACAGGGAGCGAGCCATCGAGGCCGGTAAGGGCCCCCAGCTCCGAAAGGACGTGCTGAAGCACGTCCTCTCCCCCATCCGAAACCAGAAGTTCGAGGCACCATGATCCTCAAGTCCTACACCCTCAACGTCACCAAGCTGCTGCTCCTCCAGATCCTCTACCCGGAGGATGGGGCCGAGAAGGGTATCCAGCAGCTGAACACCTGGCTGCCGATCCTCGACCACCTGCTGAACCACGCCCCCAAGCTCCTCAGCTCCGAGTTCCTGGACACGGTGCTGTGCCAGCTGGTGCCCTCGGATCGCCTGGATGGCTGGAGCCTTCGCCTCTGGTACGAGGAGATGCTCGACGGGAGCCCGCAGTACCTGCTGGTTCTGCAAAACCTGCACGGGTCCATCCGCCTGGTCCTGGGGTCGGACGACTGCCCCAGCCGGGGGATCCGTCCGGCGGACGAAATGTTCAGGAAGGAGCCCCCTGCCGCTCAGTCCGCGAAGGAGCAGGCCACGAAGGCCTCCGAGTTGCGTCAGCGGCTGTTCTCCGACCTCTCCGCCTTCATCACCAACAGGGACGCCCAGCAGGTGGAGGAGGCGAAGGAGGAGGGACCGATGCACCCCCAGAAGACGTGGGCCAACCCGGCGAAGGACCGGCGGGTCCAGTACGTCCCCGACCCGGCGCACCACTACCCCAAGGTCGCTGCCCGGGGTGACAAGTAGGTCCAGGGCGTAGTTCCATACAGCCGTTAGGGCGCGCGTGGGTCTCCATGACGCGCCCTTTTCTTTAGCCCCGCCATGCCCCGGATCTCGCCCCGGGAGCACCCCCATCCTTTCTGCACCTTTTTCCCTTTTGCTGTGCTGCGTCAAACCGCCTGCTTTTCGGGGCTAAAAAGAGCGGCCTGGGACCAGGGTGGAGTTTCTCTACAGAGAAACCCGCAGTACCGAGCTGGTCGCTCACCGCACCGCTCCGAGGCTTCAGCCCGGGAGCAGAGGGATCCTTTCAGCCCCTTTTTGCCCCCTCCCAGGGCTGGTCAGACCCCCCTGATTTTCAGGCGACCTTGCCGTGGATACGCCCTATGGAAGCGCGAGCGGGGTTGTGCCTGCTTGCATAAAGGGCACTGGTGAAGGGGAGGAGGGTCGGTCCGTGGTCACCGACGACCTGCTGGATCAGGTCGAGGGCGTGATTGCTCAGCAACATCGCGCCCTTCAGGCCGAGATGGTAGGTGCGCATGACCAGCGGGAGGCCTTGGTAGCAGCGGATCTCGTGCCCCATGCCGACGAGGTAGCGGCGGTGGTTGCCGTGGCTTTGGTGCCCTCGGTACTCGCTCCCGTAAGCCAGGCGCAGGAATGCCGGGAGGTGCTCTTCGTGGAGGGTGACGGTCAGCCGTTGCTTGTCATCCCAGATCTCGTAGTTCTGCGCGTCAGGGGTCATGGAGGTCACCAGCGTAGGGGGGCCGCGATGCGGCGGTAAAGGCGCTCCAGCGCCGCTTCGTGTTCGAGGGCCTCCTGGATCCGCCCGGAGAGACGGGCAGCCCTGGCCTTGAGCAGGCGGCGGATGTAGGCCCGCTGCTCCTTGGTGCAGCGCTGCTCGGTGCGCTTCATGTAGTCCAGGCGATCCTCCCCCTCTTCAGGCGGGGAGGAGCGAGGGTCGAGGAGGAGCCTCAGCTCCTCGTCGGGACAGGCGTCGAAGTTGATCTCTTGGGGTTCAGGCATGGTTCTTCGTCCCCTCCCTACGACCCGAAGGGCCAGAGGGCCTTCTGGAGCGCGATCTTCTTGAGCTCGACCATACCGTTGGGGGGAAGGGCCTCATGGCGGTAGGTGTAGCCCTGCACCACCCCGTTCTCGACGGTGAGGTTCACCAGGTGGGGGCGCGGGTCGTACACCGCAAACGTCCACCCATCTTCACGGAAGATGTGGACGGCGTAGCCGAGGGAGGTGAGGAGGGAGGTCACCTCGTTGACCGGGCGTTGGAGGATGCTGCTGAGATCAGGGGACACGACGGAGCTCCTTCTTGAGGCGGTTTCGGGCAGACACGCTGCCCCAGGTGCGAACGATGCTCCTGCGCACCCGTTCCCAGGACCGAGTGAACCAGGCGTTGTCGGTCCGCCGATTCACGACCACGAACTCGGGAATGGGGGTGATGTAGGCGGTGATGACCGCCATGTCGGTGAGCCTGTGGCGCTCGGTGTACCGAACCGTGCCGTTGAAGGCGATGCACAGCGGGTTGTACTCGCCCACCCCGAGCACCTCGACGACCTCGCCATGGGTCTCCAGCTCCAGCAGGTCGGCCGTGGCCTGGAACTGCTCGCGGCTCTGCTCCCCCTCCAGCCGCACACCCTTCACCTGCACGTTGTCCAGATCCCAGGCCCCGGACTCAGGCCTGCCTACGTGCTGGACTTGAAGGCCCAAGGAGCGCAGCCGGGGGAGGAGCTGCGCCATCTTACCGAGGCGGATCACGTCGCCTGCCGCACGGACAGGCGCTTCCACATCAACCATCGTTCTGAACAACATCTACGTACTCCTTGAAGCACAAGGGCATCGGGATGCGCGGGAACTCCGCGCGGAGTGTAGTGACGATCTGCGGTGTGGTGGCGACCATGGGCCACAGGCGCAAGGGCTCTCCGCCGCCGGGGTGCAGCTTGTCGCCGTGGCTGTACGACGCACCGTTGTAAAAGTCCGTGATGCCTCCGAGGTAGCAAGTCTCGAACATGCCCGGCCGACTCCGCTTGACGAGCCAGTGGACTCTCATCGCTCTCTCCTTTCAACGCAGACGGTTCTTCCGCAGCGCAGCTCCCAGCCTACGCGCACGGACCTTGGCAGGAGGGAGCACCTCCACGCCATGTCGCTCCAGCTCTTCGGCCAGAGCCATCTCGCTGTCCTCCAGCCCGGGAGCTGCGTCCATCGGGTCGCAGTGGATGGGGCGCTTCGTGATCCTCCACCGCTCCACCAGCTCCTCCACCGACAGGGCGAGGCCGTGCCTCACCAGGGTCTGATCTTCGATCACCTTACCTCCGCTAAAAAAGGGGATGCGTCATGCACCACAGGCTTATGCCGCTCCCCCCTTCTTCTTTGCCGTGGCCTACAGGCCCGGCCCGCGCAGCGCATCAGCCTTCCGTACTACGAAAGCCTCGCCAGCGCGCACGCTGCGGGTTCGTGAAGGGGAGGAGTGCGGGACCGTGCTCGCCCACAACCTCCTGGATCAAGTCGAGCCCCCGTTCATCGAGAACCAGCGCTCCGGTCAGGCACCGGCTGTAGATGAGCAGGACAGCAAAGATGCCGCTAATCCGGATGTCTCCGTAGTCCATGTCCAGGAGGTAATACTGCTCCGCGTCGTAACCGATGTACGCCTTCCCGAACACCAGGGAGAGGAGTTCAGGGAGACGCTCTTCATGAAGCGTGACGCAGACGCTGCGTTTGTCGCTCCAGGTCTCGTAGGTCTTGTCTTGGATCATGCGTCGCAGCCTTATGCCGCGCCCCCCTTCTTCTTTGCCGAGGCCTAGCTCGCGCAGCGCATCAGCCCTTCCGGACCACCCGCCATTCGGGGAGGGCTCCCCCTCCACCCCAGAAGGACTCCCCGACAGCGAGGCTGCGGACGCCTGCTATCTCCGCAGCCCACATCCCGCTGCGATGCTTGGCGATGAACTCCTCCAAGGTGTACGTCGCCTCCGTAACCCACTCACCGGTTTCGTTCGGAAACTGAAGCTCCAGCGTTCTGCACGAGCTGGACGGCTCCGAGCTTGAAGTGACATCCCCCTTCGTGCAGCTGATGCTCGTGTCAGCCATAGTAGCTTCCTTCGTCCTCGCCCCTGCTCTCGGGAGGAGGGCGCTTACGCAACTCAGCCTCAGCCGTAGATATCCACAGGTACATGGTCCCGAAGAAACCGATGGTCCCGATGGAGATCGCGAGCGCAAAGATCGTCCAGCGAAGTACGAGGTTAGACGTGCTAAGGAACGCCCCCACGAGAGCACCCGTCGCAGCGGAGATGCCACTACCCCACAGCATCGTGGGGTAGTAGGGGCGCAGGGGGAAAGGCTCCTTATGGGAGCTCTTTGCGACGTCCTTCTCAGACTGTTTGCGGTAAGTAATCACGGGCTTGGCTCCGTCACCTTGCACCAGGTCTGATCCCAGGTATGAGTTTCGGGCGAGGTGCCCGGGTAGAGGCAGCAGTCGAAAAATAGCCCTGAGCAGAGCCATTCGGTGAAGGGCGCCTGGGTCACCGGCTGCGGTGGGCACACGTCCGGGGGTGCGTCGTCGGTCATCGCTCCACCTCCCGCAGCCGGTGCAACTCCGGCTCTAGGGCGCGGAGGGTCTTTACGTGGGGGGCTATCGTTTTCCATGTTCTTCAAGGCTCCGGTCAATAGTTCATCGAGAAGAGGTATCCCTTGCCGTTGGCCGCACACCACTCGGCGGCGGTCTTCTCGTGAACCCCCACAGGGAGGCCGCACGTCTCTTCTTCCAGTCTGAGCTTGAAGACCTTGTCGTCCGGCATCGCCGTCCACTCGCCTTCGATGCCCTCGTTCGCGATGAGCTCCTCCAGGGTCCACCCCGAGTGCTCTTTCAGCATCGCATCAGCCTCCTCCGCGGACTCGGCCACGAAGTAATCCCCGTCAAATGTGTCGTACGTCCACAGCTTCAGAACCATCGTTCTTCTCCTTCACGCAGCGAAGCCCCGGGGCCCCGGTTTCCGGGGTGTCAGGGGGTGTCAGCCGTTGATGGCCGCAGCAATCTCGCTCTCGACGATCCGCAGGCGCACGGCGCGATGCCCGTTTACGTCTTTCACGGCCTGATCCACGAGGTACTTTGCAGCCCGGACCAGGAGGTACAGGGCCAGCGCATCGCCATCCAGGTCGGTCGCGTCAGAGCCTAGAAACGCCATGCGGCGGTGGTCGTCCTCCCATCGGACAACGACGAAAAGACCGTCGCTAGGATCGTGGGCGAGCAGGATGGACTCCTCGCTCGCGTCAGCTAGCTTTTTGAGCGCTTCGGTTACGTTCATCTTCTTCTCCTTCAACGGCTCAGCCCCCGGGCCCACGGTTTTCCGGGGCCGTCGCAGCCCATGCCGGTGCGTCTACTTCTCTACCTCGATGACCCACACCCAAGACCCCTTCTCCTTGACCACCCGGCAAGAGGCGATCTTGAAGTAGTGGGCCTTACGTGCCCACTTCACCTTCAGCCGCAGGTATCCGTGGTCCTGTTTGTCGAACGGGTAGAGGCGCGTGCATCGCTGGTACGCCTTCCCGCCCTTCAGGTACCGCTCGACGGTCCAGGCAGACGGCCCCTCCTCCCCCGGGAGCGTTTCGATATGTACGTGGTCCGCGACGATGGGGCGGACCAGCGTGCCCTTGCCGTTCGCGACGATGGGCGCGAGCTCTTCGGGCGAGAGGTACATGGTGCTCTTCATGTCCTCTCCTTCACGCACCCAGGCCCACAGACCTCGCTGGCGCAGGGCCAGGCAGCCACTTATCAGGCCGAGGGTACGGCCAGACGGCGTATGTCCCCAGGCGGCGGTAGCGCTTGCGGATGCGCTTCCACTCCTTCCAGGCACCCACCCACCCATCGGACCAGGCTTTTCGCTTCAGCGGCTCCTCGGGGTATGGGTTGGCCCTCCTGGGCTCCCTTCTGTAGAACGCAGCGCGGCCTTCCAGGAGCGCAGCGCTACGCTGAGGATCGATCTCCAGCATGTTTCCTCCAGAACAGCCCCACCGCCCCACAGGGGCGGCAGGGCTGAAGGTTACGAGCGCTTCTTCTCACCAGGTATCGGGGGGCGTCGCCCCCGTGCAGGACTTGGCCGTGCGCGTACACGCACCCGGCAAGTTTGCGACGCCGTACCTCGTGCACACCGACCAGGCCTCCGCCCAGACCTGCTCGTAGAAGGGTGCGCGGCTGAAGGGCTGCGCCCCGCAGCTGTCGGAGTCCACCCCCGGCGGCACGGATAGGTCTCGCAGCGCGCTCATGAGGAACCGCGCAGCAGCGAAGATCTCCCGGGCTGAGCTGTTCGGGCTGATCTCCAGGATCTCGCAGAGCGTACGTCGGTTTCGCTCCGACTCCTCTGTCGCTCGCCTCAGCTCGCCCATCAGCCCCTCCCCTCTTCGATCTTCCTCAAGACCTCCCGCCCTTGAGGTGTGAGGACGTAGTAGTCCTTGGTGACGATCGTACGGATTGACACAAGGCCGCGCTTGCGCAGCCGCTGCGCGGCCTTGCTCGGCGCGATCAAATCCGTCCCGTTGCGCAGCACCTTCACCTCTGCGGGGGAGAGAGGGGACTCGCACAGGATCTCGTGGGCGAGCTTCCGCTCAGCCTCACACAGCCCCGCGTGCTTCTCACGGAGAGCACACGTCTCGCTCTCAAGGCCTTTGATCTCCGCGACCTTGGCCTCGATCTGCTTGGTGAGCGCCACCCGCTGAGCCGCCAGCTCCTTGAGCTGGTCGCTCTTCGGGGAGCTCTGGTCCGCAACTTTCTTCTTGGGCATCGGTTCCTCGCTTCAAGAAGGGGTGGTGGGGGCGTTCTTCTCGGGGAGAAGGACGCCCTCCTTGTCGACCGGGACAACGGTCTTCCCCTTCAGAAACTCCTGGATGTTTTTCTCCGGACCCCACCAGCACTCGAACCCGAAGACGACAGTGCCGTCGTCGAGTACGAGTTTGGGGGAAGGGGCCGGGAACTCTTCGCCGTTGACCGTGAAGTGGAACAACTGGTCTCCCACGTATACGCCGAACCCGAGGAAGCGAACCTCGGTTTCGCTGGCTGAAAGGATGGCACCCACGCGATCTCCAATCTTATTCATGGTTCACCCGTAGAAGGCCGCGACGACTTTGTGATCGCGGACCCAGAGGTTGATGCGCACCGGGACATGGTCCCGCACGACGACGCGAGGCACGCCATCGACGTTGACGACCCGGCAGGGCCTACCTGCCTCTGCTGCCGCGCGCTCCGCTTCAGGAACAGAGGCGTTGAGGAAGAGGATCAGCTGCGGGTGGTGAGGTAGACGTTCATACCCCCTCCTTCAGCGGCAGGAGCTTCCGCTTCTGCTCCGAGAACCACTGCTCGACCCCGAGCCAACGGACGATGACCTGGGGGCCTTTCTTCTTCTTGTTCTTGGCGACGATGAAGGCGAAACCACCGAACTCGTCGGGGCGCGGCTTGCTGCACGTGAAGGAGCCGGTGACACACCAGCAGTCCACGTCCTGCGCCTTGGTCATGAAGGCCGTGAGGATCAGC